GCGTTGCGTCAGGAAACAGTCGCTCGTATTCTTTCTTTTCTATATCCTCAACAATAAAGCACCACTCGGCGTCCTGGCCGCATGGGTCTTGAATTGTCGGGTCCATATAGACGCTAAAGCTGTTGCGGATGCGTCCGATCTTAATGTCTTGATCGAACGAGTTCTCGCTCACATACTCCGTATAAAGCCGTATGTAGCCCTCACCATAGATGACCTGATTGTCACAAGCGGTGTCATAGGCCACGTCAGCGTCTGACATATACTCGATATGCCGCACGATACCGTCAAAGATCTCAGCGACCAGCGGATCAGCGTTCTCATCCGCCGGTATGACACGCCCCGTTGGGCGGTTCTGCCGCTGTTCGTTCGTCACCAGACGGACGTGCTGCGGCAGCTTGTTGACCGTTAGACACGGTCTAGCGTTGATCGTTTGTCCTTGCACCGACCCGCGAGTCGCCAGCACGTCAGCAGGCCATTGCCACTGATTGTCTGGCGAGCCAGCCATAAAGCGTAGGTCATCGACCTCGTCGTCACGCGACTCAGAGTAAGCCGACAGCGCCATCTCAAATCGATGGAGCATCTGCGAGATGCGTTCTTTATCGTCCGCTTCGGCTACTTTACCCGCGCCTACAACGTCGTCGTGTGCAAATGACGGCATTAGCAGCCCTTGAGATTACGAAGGACGTGTGGCTTGTCGTGCTTTGGGTTAATCTCACCCGTCAGATGTGGGTGGTGCGTTGGGCTATTACGTTCAGCAAGAAGCGTTTTAGGCACTGGTTTACCTTTCATGCCCGCGCCAGCGTGTGGCTCGCGAGGCTCACGCTTTTCGATTTTCATCGCTGCTTTCTTAGCGTAGCTCATTTCATTTTTCCTTTTTTGGAAGCGGCTTTGCGCTTAACTGAATACGCGATTGCAACACTCTGTTTTACAGGTTTCCCTGCTTTCACTTCTGCGGCTACGTTTTTTCTAAAGCTCGTCTTGCTGGTCGATTTCTTGAGCGGCACTGACGCCTCCATCTGGTGGTATTGCTGCACCTTTAAGGTGCGAACCTTTATGCCCGTGATGTGAGCCATAGTTATGGCTCGTCGCACAGACATAGCCGCCCATATTATCTATGAGCGCCTTTGCGTTGCGGGCGTGTCTAGGCGGCTTGGCTCCTTTGCCTTTACCACCATGAATACGTTCAGCCTCTGCGCCCATCTTGGCGTTAGGCATACCGCCTTTAGAGGCGTTGACTTTTTTGCCGTTGCCGATCATCACGTCACCGTGTGAAGAAGTGCGAAATTCAACACCAAAGACTCGCTATATGCGTTGTTGGTGCTGTTCTTAATAATTATCGTAAACGACCCATCAGATATAGCGCCTACAAACACGTTATACGCGCCTAACGTGCCGCCAGATGATACGCTGCACGTTACCACATCTTTTGACGACACGCTTGAGTTTGTTACTGTGAACACCGCTTGGGCGCTTGGCGCAAGCTGCGAGTTAGCCGTTGTGATTTGTCCTGACGAGGAATTGACTGTCACGCCGGTTGTTTTATTGTTCTGTTGCGTTACAGTGCCATAAGCGCCTGCTGCATAGCCGATCTGACCAGTCGTCAAGATATTAGCGGCCTGCACGGTCGTCGCGCCGATAATATTTTGGTCCTCATAGGCGACGCCAATTGGCTTAGTATTCGCCATTACTTCTTCCTCGTCTTGGCGGACTCTTTGAACGCCTTGGCAGTTGGCGCGCCTTTAGTGCCCGGCTTTCGCATCTTCTCACCTGATCCGGCTGCGATGCGTGCTTTCTTAGCGTGAATGTTGGCGTATAGCCCTGGCTTACTTGCCACAGTTCCACCTTTTCATGCTTGCCTTTGCACGATCAGCGTTCTTCGACTTAGCGACAACGCCGTCCATACGAGCACAAAACGACTTCTTACGGCCTTCATCTGCTTTGGTCTTAGGATGCGGCGCTGGAGCCTTCAGTTTGCTACCCGTAGCAGCATTATACTTAGCGCGACCCTTGGCGGTCAGACCAGCGCCCGCTTTTGTCGATAGCTTCTCGCCACGACCTACAGCCAAAGATACAGATTTTTTAGCCATCAAGAGGCCATCCATCCAGACGATGCGGAGCCTTGACCATAGCTGACGCGCCGCGTTTGGTCAACGCGCGCCTCGCGGTGTGCGACGGGGAAAGCGAAAGTAACGGCTATCGCGTCCGCAGCGTCTGGGGAGGCTAAACCCCTCGACTTCATGTCCTTCTTCGACTCCAAGAAGATCGTCCCTTTCGAGTCCGGCTTCATCATCGGTCCAGTCAGGTCCGACTTCAAATACCTGTCCTTCGGTATGCTCGCGCTCTTCAGCCATTCTTTCATAGACCCCCACATCTCTGCACGCTTGTTACCATACATGATGGGCTTGTTGCTTTTATTGCCGAAGTTCACTCCTCGCACCTTGTAGCGTTGCTCCTTTAGCCGGTCCACGATCCCCGCGCCGAGTCCGCCCTCGTCGATCACGACCAGTGCTGGCTTATACTCCTCGATCACGTCGATGACGTGCCCGACCACCGCCATCGTGTCGTCGCCTCTGTAGCGTTTGATTGCCACCATGTCGCGCCCTTGCCGGATGGCGATGACGGTGGCGTCAGCACCAAAGCGTGCCGGATCTACTCCGACGACAATGGGCGCAGTCTGGTCGAGCCATCGCGCTCTTTCCATTGCGTCATCGACCAGTGAATTGGGGATAAACTGATCGTCCGAGGCATTAGGGAATTGTCCATAGACTTCGACGTGCGCCTGGGTTGAGTCGGGTCCGTATTCGTCAATGATCTGTTGGTAGACGGCCTTATCTGTCCCTTCGACAGATCTGGCATCGACAATCTTATTTCGCCAAAAGTCTCGTTTGGAGTTAAAACACTCATAAAAGTAACCAGAGTTACGCCGGGGGTTGCTAAAGCACAACCAAAACCTATTAGGCGTATTCTCCGTAAAAAAGCCCGCTGCCACTGCCCATATCGTATCATCAATACCGCTCGCCTCATCAAACACCAGCATCACGCCCGCGAAGTTATGCACGCCCGCGTAGCTGTCTGGATTCTCAGCCGACCACAGCCGCCCCTCGACGCCCCAGTATCTTGTGCCCATCTTCAGGTCGCGCTCGACCAGTTCCGAGATCCACTTCGCCGGTAGCACCCGCGTTGCTGATACCTCGAACCAGTGACTGTGAAGTGACATACTCAGCCACTTCGTGATCTCGGCCCAGGTGACGCTGCGGAGCTGCGCCTCGGAGTTAGCCGACACGATGGTCGTCGAGCCGATCCGTGTGGTCAGCATCCATATCACTAACCATGAGACTAAGGCAGATTTACCGATGCCGCGCCCCGAAGACGTCGCCATCCTAAAAGTTTCAAAGTCTACCCGACCGCCGTTTGCTTTGATGTGTTCGCGCAGCTCTACCAAGACCTCTAGTTGCCATCGACGCGGCCCCTCGAAATGCTCAAGAGGCGTCCCTGGCTTCCCCCACGGGAACGCTAGCCTCACGAACGCCAGCGGGTCGTTCTTGATCTGCGGCGACCATAAGGTCGCCATAAGACGCTGTTCCTCCTCCGGGGAGTATATTGGCACTTGCATCTATTATTTGCCCTTCAATGACCCGTTGCTGCGCCTCTTGTAACGCCGCCGTAATAGAGATCGTCTGGTTGACCTCGACGCTGACCGCCTGTTTAGCAACCCAGCCATGCACATGTTTTAGAATATCAAGCGCCGCCTTAGCATCGCCTGCTAGCGCCGCGTCACGTAAAACGCCCGCCATCTCCATCTCGCCGTCAGCGCGCCCTTTGGTTTCGTAATACTCTGCGACCGGATCGAGTTGGATGAGCCTTCGATACTCGACCGGCATCATATCACAGGCCAACGCTAACGCGTCGCCTTTTAACCCTCGTCGTGCTGCGTCGTAGATTTGTTGCAGACGTTGTTCCGTCGCTTCGATCTTGCGCGGCTCATAAGGTAGCGATTGGAATGTCATAAATTCTTTTATCATGAGCTGCAAATTTTAAAAATAAAAAATTTTGTGCTGCAAAATCTAAAAAATAAAAAATTTCGTGCAGACCCTTCGTAAACCTTTAAGGGATGGTCAAGGCCCAGACCCCCTACCCAAATGTCAACTGCCAGCTTAATGTCAACTTCACTTAGAATGTATACTTAAAGTAAATGGCTAAAGTTAATTGTCAACTAAGATTTACATTAGCTGCATGAGATAAGTTATTGAGTCTAAAGGCTTTCAAATTGTTGGGTTGTTATGGGTTGTTTTCGTTTTTTACGATATTGAGCAAAATCAATGCGTTAGGCGATTTATGGGTTGTTTGGGTTGTTTGGGTCATCGGTTTTTAGTCGCTGACCCCCACTTGCAAGCGCTCAACGCAGCTCATAACTTATTTGACTTATATCAATTATTATATATTTTTTATTTTT